CCGAGATATTCCCGGACGACCCAACAAAGGGGGATTTTGCGTTGTTCGGTTATGGAGTGAATAACGGTAAGGTTGCACCCGTTACGACGGAACCGGAGCCGGAAAAAGAGCAACCAACCGCCGTGGCTGATTTGTCAATTGCCGACGTTCTGAAAATGCGGTTGTTTTATGACAACGCCGCCGCCGAGGTTCGGGAAATATGGGAAAGTCGGGAAAAAGCCCGCAAAGCATTGAAAGCAACCGAGCGTTTGAAAGCGCACCCAATCGACGGGTTGCACAATGCCGGATTGTTGGAGCCGGGCGAATTTGTTGTTGCATTTGCAAAAGTATTGGATAAGCGGGAAACGAAGTTATCACGGGCGGAACGGGACGTTATCCATACAATCGGAATGACAGCGTTTAATAAGACAATGAAAAAATTAATAGCCGATGAAAAAGCGAGAAATAACAGCAACGGGGACAATAAACAATAACGGCGGGTTGGCAATGTACATGGGGGAATTAAACGAGTTTTTCAAGGGTTGGAAAGGTTCCCGCATTATTGCCCGGTTTATTGTAGCGTCCCCCGGTTCGTCCGAGGCTTTGAAAGGGTATTATTTCAACTATGTTGTACCGACGTTTAAGCACGCAATTTGGGAGGCGGGCGAACGTCTTACAGAGGAACAAACCGAACGACGTTTAAGGGAATTTTCCCCTATTATGTACGTTGAACGGGTCAACGAGGAAACGGGGGTATATTCCCACGATTTGCGCACCGTGGCGGATTTGTCGAACGCCGAGTTAATCGAACATATCGAAACGCTCAAACAGATAGCCGCCGAGGAATACAATACATTTATTGACGACCCCCGAACGTTGTAGGTATGTTTTGCAAGTGTAACGGAAAGCGGAAAAATTACCCGTTGGCGGGTTGGCGGATTATCCGCCACGAATACACGCCAAAGCATTACAGCCGGATAAAGTGTTTGCGGTGCGGGTGCGTTTGGATTACACGGGCAAAATATGTTGAACAAACCCCCAACGAGGACAGGCAAAAAAGACTTTTTTAGTATGGAATTAAACGACAAATCCCCGATGCCGTAAGGTAAATTTAAGGGGCAACCGATGGAAAACGTACCGTATTGGCATTTGCTTTGGTTGGACGGAAAACCGTTTTGTAACCGGGACGTCCAAAAGTATATAGACGAAAACCGGGACGTTTTGGAATTGGAAAAAAAGCGGGATAAATACCGCAATGAGAGCGAAAACAGTAATTAACGATTTAATATTTAAGGTTATGCAAAAATTTGATTTGAAAGATGTTTGTTTCTTTGATTGTGAAACAACCGGGGTTCCGGCAAAGGGTTTGAAATGGGATGCGGATTTTGAGCAATTCCCGCACGTCGTCCAATTGGCATGGTCGTTGGGCGATAAGGAAAAAAGTTATATTATCAAACCCGATAATTACGAGATACCCCCGGAAACAACCGCAATACACGGTATAACAACCGAACGGGCAATTAAAGAGGGCGTACCATTTGCCGAGGTTGTGGACGAATTTTTAGCGGATGCAAACGCCGCCCCGCTTGTATGTGCGCACAACATTTACTTTGATAGTTCAATGTTAAAAGCAAACGTTTTGCGCTATTGTGGACGGGAATATTACGACGCACACGTTGAGGACGCATTACATAAGGGCAAACGCATTGATACAATGATGAAAACAATTAAGTTTGTAGGCGCATTGTATTCAAACGGGCGACCGAGAAAATATCCCAAATTAGAGGAATTATATAGTAAGTTATTCCCCAGCGAAACATTCCCGGCACATGACGCATTAGAGGACATAAGGGCGTTGCGCCGTTGCGTCCCGGAATTGGTTAATTTGGGGATTATTGAGTTGGTGCAAAAGGAATACCCGGCGGAACAACTCAAAGCCCAATTTGAGCCGGAAAAGCCCAAAGGCGGGCGCAATATTGAGTTCCACGACCCCAACCCGGTAACGGAACCAATCGGAACCGGGGAACCCGCCCCGGAACCAATCCCGGAACCGGAACGCCCGGCGGTTCCGTCGAATAGTAAGACACGGGAATTGTTGGACGAAAACGAATTTTGATTAAAACCGTGCCGGGCGGGTTCCCGGCAACAAATAATATTACAATATGAGCGAAGAAAAAAAAGCCGCAAACGTTATGTTGATACCAAGCGAAAAGGCGTTTGCATTGTCGAAAGTCAAGACATTAAAGGACGGCGGGTTAGACGTACATTATGAAGTTACCGAAACAATCGGTAATGAGAGTTACACGAACAAATACCACGTCGAAAGTGCAAAGGACATACACCCGGATTTGCGGGATTGTTTCGACCGTTTGCGCCCAATCATGGGACGGATTTTTAATATTACGTCCTTTCTTTCAATGGTTGAAACGTCCGATTTCAAAGCAACCAAAAAGCAAAGCGAATTATCACGGGATTTTGCCGACGAAATGTTGAAAAACATAGAGGTTCGGGGCGTGTCCTTTTCCGGTCAAGACGATAACGTAGGGGTTGTTTTAACCGGGTTATTTACCGTGTCTAACAATCAGAAAACCGCAATCAATTCGCCCCGCCTTAAATTCAATACGGAAACGTTCGGGTTTGAGGAAGAATTAGAAGAAATTGCCGCCGACATTGAAACCGAGGTTTACGCCTTTCTTTTCAAGGGTAAAAAGGCGCAATTGGAGTTGTTCGGGGCTGATGGCGAACCCGCACCCGGATTGAATGCCGAAAAGGTAGAGGATAACGGATTGTTCCCGGATATTAACGACCCAGCGGACGACCCGGAACCGAACGACGAAACGGCGGAAATGTAAGAGTATGGAACCGTATTTGTTGACAGACCGGGACGAATACCAATAAATTTGCTATATTTGCAGTATAAACGGGGATAGGTTGGAGTAGCTACCAACTGAAAAGGGCAAAAGCCAACAGCCCGCCCCGTTTCTCTTAAATGTTGGCTTACTTATAAAGTTGGCAAATATGGAAAATTTAAAAGAAATTGGAGAATTTCCCGGATATTGTGTTGATAATACGGGAAACGTTTTTAGTATGAAAACGGATGTTATGTTGAAGCCGTGGAAAATAAACGGATATAATGCCGTTGGACTATATAGGAACGGAAAACGATACGTTTTTTTAGTTCATAGATTAGTTGCGGCGGCTTTTATTCCGAACCCGGACAACAAACAACAAGTCGACCATATAAACGGAAATTTAACCGATAATCGGGTTTGTAATTTACGTTGGGTTACACCAAAGGAAAATAGTAATAATCCGGTAACGGTTGATAAACTAAAGCGCATATTGAACAATAAACCGCATTACGCCGCAAAAGGATTGGCGCAATATGATTTGAATGGGAATTTGATAAAAACGTATATATCATTTGCCGAAGCAAAGAAAAGCGGATTTTTACGGAAAGGTATTTGTAAAAACTTAGATGGTAAAACAAAAAATTATAATGGTTTTGTATGGAAACGATTATTATAGACGACCGAGAAAGTTATAATTATGTTGTATCACGTGGCTATCAACCATTATTAGACATTAAGTTGTTTAAAATGGATATTCGTTTGAGGGTTGAGATACAACGGGAATTGTTCGGGCATTGTATTACGGGACGGGGCGCAAATATCATGGCGGCAAATGAACGCTTTTTCCGTTGGGTTTGGGAGCATAAGCCGCACCGATGCGAGGAATGTTTAAAGCCGTTACGGAATTATTCCGCCGTTTATTGTTCGCATATATTGACCCGTGGCGCATTCCCGGAGGCGGCGCATGATGCAAGGAATATAAATATACTTTGCTTTGAACACCATAGCGAATGGGAAAACGGTAATAAAACTAAAATGCGTATTTATCCCGGAAATGTGAAAATAATAGAGTTAATTAAAAATGAGTATGGAAGTTTGGAAAGAGATAGACGGTTATAACCAACGTTACGAGGTTAGCAATTGCGGGCGGGTTCGTTCTAAAGATATGGTTGTAAATGGACGGTTACAGAATTGCCACAAAATAAAAGGGCGAATATTGAAACCGCATACGGATAAAGAGGGATATAAGGGCGTTGTACTCTGTATTAATCAAAAACGCAAAACGTTTCGATTACATAGATTAGTTGCAGCGGTTTTCATTCCTAACCCGGACAATTTGCCGGAAATAGACCATATCGACGGCAACCGAGCCAATAACCATGCGACTAATTTACGTTGGTGTACCCGCAAACAAAATTCCAATAATCCAATAACTCGAAAACGGGTTACATTGTCTAAAACGGGACAATTAAACCCAAATTACAAAGAAGTATGAGAACCAAAAAGAGGCAACCTGATTACGGGGCAATTTCCCGGTCGTCAATCAAAAAAGACTTTCAGAGAGTACAAAGATACCCCGCCGAGGAAAAACGCCCGCAAATCGAAGAATTGCCAAAAATAAACGCCGAACGTCGTATTATCCATATATCCGAGGTTAGCGGGTACGCCAAGTTTGCCCGGTACATTGTCGGTAAATTGGTACGACTAAAAGAAAAAGCGAACGTTGGCGGCAATTCGTGGTATTGTGAGTTTGTGCATGACGACGACCGTAAAGCCTTAAACATGGCGGCGGGTTGGTCTGATAATAAGAAATTGTATTTGTTGGATGGTATTAAATTCAAATAGTTATGAGTGTAAACAAAGTTACTTTATTAGGACATACCGGGAAAGCCCCGGATTTTAAGGAGTTCGACAACGGCGGTTGTGTTGCGACATTTTCGTTGGCAACCACTAAACGGGAGTTTACGACAAAGGACGGGCGGCAAATCCCGGAGCGTACCGAGTGGCACAACATTGTATTGCAAAACGGGTTGGCAAAGGTCGCCAATCAGTACGTTAAAAAGGGCGATAAACTCTATATTGAGGGGGAATTAAGAACCCGGAGTTATGACGATGCGCAAGGCGTGAAACGATACATTACCGAGATTGTCGCAACCGATATGGAAATGTTGACCCCGAAAACAACCGGAGCCGGAACGCAAGCCCCGCAAACCGCACCGCCCGCACCCGCCCCGGAACCGTCGGACGATTTACCGTTTTAATCTGTTTGAGTTATGGGAGCGATAAACGGACGGGTTATTTACAGCCCAAAAGGAAAAGCCGGGGAATATGCCGAGAACGCCGCCAATTTTTACGTTGGTTGTTCCAACGGATGCACGTATTGTTATTTGCGCAAAGGGCGGGGCGCAAAAGTGTTGGGTGGCAATACCCCGGAATTGAAAAAGACATTACGGGAATATCCATACGCATTGGATATATTTACGAATGAGTTGTTGAAGCATAAGGACGAATTGCAAAAAACGGGGTTATTCTTTTCGTTTACAACCGACCCGTTATTGCCGGAAACGCAAAGGTTGACCCGCCAAGCAATCGGCGTTTGTCAACGCCACGGCGTCCCGGTTAAGGTATTGAGTAAATGCGCCGAGGGTATCAATATTTTAATCGACTTTGCCGAGGCGTCCGAGGGTTGGGATAAATCCCGCATTGCCATTGGTTCCACGTTGACCGGGTGCGACGAATTAGAACCAAAAGCAAGCCCAAACCGGATGCGTATAAACGCATTGGCACGGGCGAAACGCCACGGGTTCCGTACCTTTGCAAGCGTTGAACCAATCCCCGTGGGAATGTTTGACCGGGCGTTTTCTGTAATTGCTTTGTCGTACCCGTTTGTTGACTTGTTTAAGATAGGGTTGCAAAGCGGTTGCAGATATACCAAGCGGGAAACATTGATGTTTTACAATGATGTTTTCGGTTATTGGGAGGCGCACCCGGACAAAACGCCCTGGATATATTGGAAAGATAGTTTTATAAGAGCGTCCGGGATTGAGCGGGAAACATTGCCCGGTTATTGTGTCCCGGCAAATTGGGATTTATTCAATGAAAAGAAGTGAAATAAGGGTTGAAGTTCCCGCCGATTGTCGATTAGTTGGCATAAGGACGGACGGCGATGTTGCCGTTATCATTTACGAGCCAATCCAAAGCGTCCGGCAAATTGGATTTATCAATTACCCGGAACCGAACGACGAAAGCGAAAACGAACCCGATAATAACAAATGATTATGCAGTATAATAACAAAGATTATAAACCGAAATTGCACGACCGTTGGCGTGCATTAACCGTTAAAAACCCGTATGCAACGCAGTTGGTAACGGCGGCGTATGAGGATAACGGGATTGTTTACGGCGAAAAGTGTATTGAGGTACGCAGTAAAAACACGCCGTACCGGGGCGATTTAATGGTTTGTTCGTCCGCTAATCCCGTAATTCCGGGATATGAAAACGGGGTAACGTTGGGATTGGTTGAGTTGTACGACGTTAAGCCCGTCGCCGATTTCACCCCCGAAGATTGGGAAAATACCCGCATACCGCCCGAAAAACGTAAGTCAATAACAAAGGGGTTCGGTTGGATGATGCGGAACCCCCGACGGGTTGTTGAGTTTCCAATTAAGGGACAATTGGGTATCTATAATCTCGTATATACAAAAGGTTGTATTGTCGAATATCCTAAAGTTATGGTATTGGATAAAGAGGCATACAATAAAATAAAAGAAACGTATTAGTTTGTTGTATTATGGTTTAATATTATCTTTGCAAAAAAAAAAAGATGGAAAATTGGAAGTTTATAAACGCTAATTATGAAGTTTCAGACAAAGGTAATATAAAGTCTGTAAATTATCGGGGAACGGGTAAAAGTGCGATACGAAAGCAATCTATTAGTAAAAACGGATATATGCGGGTAATACTATCAGATAATGGTAAAAACAAAACATATTTCGTTCATAGATTAGTTGCGGCGGCTTTCATTCCTAACCCGGACAATTTGCCGGAAATAGACCATATCGACGGCGACCGAGCCAATAACGATGCGACTAATTTACGTTGGTGTACGAGAAAGCAAAATTTGAATTATCAAAAAGCAATTAATAATAAACGTGAAACCATGAAGAAGGTAAATACATGGTTTAAGAAAACCGGAAAAGATAATCACAATGCAAAACCCGTTTATCAATATGATTTAGAGGGTAATTTTATAAAGAAATGGGATTGCATACATGATGCGCAAAGATGCGGTTTTAATCATGGAAATATTATTAGTTGCTGTAAGGGGCGTTTAAAACATTATAAAAAATATATTTGGAGATATGAGTAAAAAACAGGTTGGAATTATCCGCAACAATGGCGACGTACATACGGCGCAAATTGGGTTTCATATCGAACGGGTTGGCGTATCTGTTTACGTCCGGGAATATTGGAAATATAAGAGTTGGTTTATTATTCCCGGCGTGTCTATGGATGCGGTCAACGGTTACGACCGTTACGTTGACATTGAGGCGAAAATATTGTTTGTCGGCATTGGCATACGGTTTATATGGATTAAAAGAAAGGTAAAACGATGAAAGCAAAGATTTTATTGTTATCTTTGGCAACGCTTTTGTTGGGGGCGTGCCAAAGCGAGAACGAACCAACAGAGGCATTTTATTTACTTCAAAAATCCGAGAGCATGGAAGAAAGAAACGGGTTTGTAACGAATACCACGGCGGCAATGATACAGATAAACGCCCCCCGGTATAATTGTGAGATTGTCGAAACCGCATTAGCGGGCGGCGATAGGGTACGAATTTGCGTAAAAGGCGCAAAGGAAGATTTGGACGCATTGTTTGACAATGTAAACGAAGCGGGCAAAGAATGAGAGTAAAGCAACCCGAACCGTTCGACCCAAATAGAGAATACAGCCCCGGCGAACGTTGCGTTTACCGGGGTATGGTATTGATTGCCGAGATATGGACGGCGGCGGATGCACGATTAGCCAACAACAACCCCGCAATATTTACGCAACGTTGCGTTCGCTGCAAAATTAAAAGGGAAGATTGCCCCGGAATTGGTAGGCAATGCGATAAATTCCATAGGAGCGACCGGAAAACGATTTATTGGCGTTTGTTGCGTATCGTCGGGGGATTTAAGGGCGTCGAAACATTGGAATTTAATTATAACGGAACAATTGCCGGGGTTAAGGTTGAAGCCGCCCCGGATAGTAATAACAAATAAATTTTTAGAGCGATGAACAAACAAGTATTAAGCCCCTTTGATTGCGATATGTGCGCAATGATTGAGGACATAACAAAACAAGAAATTGAGGTTACGGCGTCCGATACCTCAATACGTTTGAGTTGGGCGCAAAATGGAAGCGAGGGAAACGATAAAGCCGAGGGACAAAGGATTGAGGCGTTAAAACAGGCAATCTGGGGACGATTGGGCGACCGTCTTATTGAGTTCTTTTATGCCGATGGTAGGCAGTCGGTTTATATGAAGTACGACCCGGAGGAATACCCGGAGGAAATGCGCACCCGTTTAGTTGACCCGGACGCCACGGCGGGAACCCGGTATTGTCGCACCTTGTTAGAGGTTGACGCAATCCAATTTCGCCGGGACAATGTGGACGACGTGTTGAGGTTTACCGGAGGGGGAACCGTTGTAACGCCCCGCACACCGGACGGCAAAGCAATATTTTCTTTTCCCAATGGCAACGGCATATTCGTTGACGTGCCGGAAAGTTGGTATATTATCCGGGAATTGAACGGACGATTTACCGCACGCCCGGAAAAGGATTTTAAACGGGAATTTGAACCAAAAGGAACCCCCGCCGAGAATTACACGGAGCAACCCGCCCGTCCGGTTGTTGCTCAAATTGCCAATCTGTTTAATGAGTTGTTCGGAACAAATATTGCGTCCCGTTGCCGGAAAATGGAGGAAGAATTTAACGAGTACAAAGAGGCGGTAAAACACGCAATGCCGACATTCGACGACCCCGGACGCATGAACGCCGTAATTGATGAATTGGCAGACCTTAACGCCGTCGTATTTCATTCCGCCGCAATATTAGGCATACCGCAACGGGATTTGTTGGAAATGGCATACGACAAAGTAAAAGGACGCCAAACCGACCCAAATTATAAACGGACACACCAGCACGAACCGAACAAAGGTTGCGGCGATTGTTCCAATTTCATGTATGAGGACGTAAACGGGAACGGTTATTGTGAGGCGTTCAAATCTGAACAAAGGTGCGGGAATTTACGTTGCCAAGAATATAAACCCCAAAAATAATAGAGCGATGAATAACAGAGAACAATTTATTAACGAGATTGCCGAGGTAGTAAACCGTAATTCAATGGAAAAGGCGTTTAATGATACCCCGGATTTTATTTTAGCCCGCATTGCGGTTGAAGCAATGGAAATGTTCGCACGTGCAAGCGCACACCGGGACGATTTCCACGAATTTAGAACGGCGGACTATGAAAAGAAGCGGAACAACATTTTGAGCCGCCAAAAGCAAGAACCCGCCGCAAGTTGTAAGGGTTGCCCGTTTACCGAGATTTGCCCGGACGTTAAAATGAAACGCCACCGGAGCCGGAACGCAAAACGGAGTACAAGAAACCGGAGGCGCACGACGTACCAAAGGAAGTGCAAGCAATGGCGGCTTTCTTTGCTGATATGTTCCCCGATTCAGAAATACAAATCCAGCGGGTCGATTTGAAAAAGAACCCACGGGATAAACGCCGGGGAAAGAATAAACGGAAAGGAGGGCGGCGCAATGAAAAATAAATGTTCGTCGGAAATTCCCAATATGCCGACCGAATGCGCCCCGGATAATCGACGCCCCGAAAAGATATGCGGAACGTGTCGATATTTCAACCCGGAATTTCCGGTAAATGGAAAGCCCGATCCGGTATGTTTGGCAATAAAGGAAATGAAAGGGGGAACGGAATACTCCAACCCCCGTGGAACGCAACATTATTTTCGTTGCTCAAATGGGAGATACGAAAACGGTATAGGACAATAGGCAATAAGCCCCGGAAAACAAAGCCGGGGTTTTGCCGTTTATATACATGAGATTACAAACGTTTGGCAATGCACCGGAAAAGCCGTAAATTTGCCCCGTGGTTGAAAGATAACCATTAAGACGATAAAAGTATTGAGTTAATAACAAAAGCCTCTTAAAATGGAAATTCCCCGCAAATAACTTGTAAAGGGTAAACACGTTTTAAGGAGGGAACGGGAAAAAGAAACACAGAGAGCCGAAAGAACCAAGAGGAACCAAAGGACGGAAAGGATAAAAGAACCGAGGAACCGAAAGGAGGTTAAAGATAAAAGGCGCAAAAGGTTGATTTTATACCCCGTTTGACATTATAAAGAGGTTTGACGATGAAAAAGAGAAAGAAGCCATTAGGCTACAATAAGCGTTCCGAGGAACAACGAATTTACGACATTCGGTTTTGTGCCGATTTGTTTTTGCGTGGGTATTCATACCGGGAAATTGCGGACGCATTGAACCGGGATTTGTCCGCCCGTGGAATGGGTTATACAATAACCTTTCAAATGGTTTATTACGATTTGCAACAATGCCTTATTGAGTGGAAACGGGAACGGTTGGATAATATCGACGAATACGTTACACAAGAATTGCGCAAATTGGATAAGATGGAGCAACAAGCATGGGAGGCGTGGGAGGCGTCGAAAACCGGAAAGATGCGCACCAAAGAGAAAACCAACAAAGGGCGACCAATCAAAACCGATGCCGAGGACGCCCACCCGGAATATTACGGGTACAATGAAACCGCAACCGAAACGTCCGCCGGGAACCCCCGGTTTTTGGATTTGCTTTTGAACATTCAGCAACGCCGGGCAAAGATGTTAGGGTTTGACGCACCCGTTAAAATTGAGATACCCGGATATAACGCCACGACCGACGACGATAAACCAAAGTACGACGTTAAGGCAATCCCGGACGATATGTTGTTTGCGTTGGCTGATAAACTGCAATCCGCCGAATATCAAAAGGCATTGTTGGAGAAAGGAGGGGCGCAATAATGGCAAAGAGAGCAACCGCACCCCGTCCGGGAACCAAGCAACCGGAATGGCAAACCGAGATTTGCGACACGTGCCGTTTTTCGGAATGGATAACGGACGACCATAGACACCGGGATTTAAACGGGAACCCGATTTGTTTACGTTGCCCGCATTATGAATTTTACATTGTCCGAGGTCGTCGGGCGTGTTCTAAATGGGAGAAAGGAGCAAAGCAATGAACAACGAACAATTATTGCAGATGTACGACGCAATCCGGCAACAACCGGATTTGCTTGTTAAAGCCGCCGCCCGTAAACGCCTTATCAACTTTGCCCGGTATATGCAACCGGATTTAGTATTAGAGCCGTTCCACGTCGTTTATTATACGTTGTTGGATATGTTCGCACACGGCAAAATACGAAAGATGATTGTACAACAACCGCCCCAACATGGCAAATCGGAGGGGTCGAGCCGTAAATTACCCGCATTTATGTTGGGGTTAGACCCCGACCGCAAAATATGTATCGGTTCGTATGCGGCGACAATCGCACGGGATTTTAACCGGGACGTTCAACGAATAATCGACACGCCCCGGTATCGTGAATTATTCCCCGGCACGTACTTAAATGGGTCGAACGTCGTAACAATGGCTAATACCTATTTGCGCAATTCCGATGTTATCGAAATGGTCGGGCGTAAGGGGTCGTTGCGTGTCGTCGGTCGTGGCGGTTCGCTGACGTCTAAAACCGTGGACGTTTCGATATTGGACGACGTGTATAAGGATTACGCCGAGGGTAACAGCCCGATAGTACGGGCGGCGGCGTGGAAATGGTACACGACCGTTGTGCGCACCCGTTTACACAACGATAGTCAAGAATTGATTGTATTTACCCGTTGGCACGACGACGATTTGATAGGGCGCATAGAAAAGAGCGGCGAAACGATTATTGATGTTAAGTGTTGGGCGGATTTAGAGAACGTAACGCCGGGGGCGTGGGTGCGCATAAATTTTGAGGGATTGAAAACCGGGGAACCGACCGAGATAGACCCACGGGAACCGGGGGCGGCATTATGGGAAAGCCGACACAGTAAGCAAAAGTTGGAAGCGCAAAAAGCATTAGACCCGGTACAATTTCAATGCCTCTATCAAGGCAACCCCGGTTCCGCCGAGGGTCGATTATATCAACCGTTCAAAACATGGGTTGAAAAATCCGATTACGGCACGTACATACGTTCCGGCGCATACATAGATGTTGCCGATGAGGGGGACGACCTTTTGTTTGCCGCCACGTATGACGTTTATAAATCGGACAACATGATTTTCAACGAGAAAACAAAGCGTATGGAACCGTTGTTATTTGCTTTAATTACGGATATGGAAATGACGGACGAAAATACGGACGTTACAACCGTAACCGTTCCGGCAATGATTAACAGGAACGGCACGCAAAAAGTATGGGTTGAGAGTAACAACGGCGGTGCGGGTTACGAAAAGGTTATTAAAAAGAAAATGCGGGCAATGACAGACCCGTTTTATCAAAGCGGCAATAAGGAAAGCCGGATAATTACGGCGTCCGCAATGGTAAATCAAAGTATTATTATGCCGTTCGGTTGGGAAACCCGGTACAAAGCGATTTACGACCATGTTACCACCTTTTTGCGCAATTTCGATGCGAACACGCACGACGACCCGGAGGACGGATTAACCGGGATTTACGAAAAAGAGATTGCCGACGGTAATATACAACCATACGCACACGCAAACCGGGGCGTTAAACGTCGTAACTAACAATTTAATTGAGATATGCAAGTTTATAACGGAAAAAGTTTATAACTTTGCAACGTAGAAGTAATACAGAGGGCAAAGGGACAGCCCAACGAGGTAACAAATGTAATTTTTAACGTTAAAATTTAAAGAGTATGATTACTTGTAAGTGTCCGGCGGCGGCTTCATTGCCCGATATTCCCGCCGTAAAATGCGCCGAAAGTTTCGGGCAAATCCAAAAGGTAGCGTTTCAACGTCTAACCAAAGACGATGGAAGCAAAAACAGTTTTACCACGGAAAAGGCAATTACTTTGCTTGCATCATGGACGCCGTTATTGTCGGCGGCTGATAGCACAAAAATTGTTGTTTCCCCGTATATCCAAGCCCCGACCAACGAAGCCGGAGCCGCCCGAACCTTTGGCGGCGGTAACGAAACATTGGGAGGCGTTGAGGAAATTATAGGGCGTGAACCTAACCCGTTCACGGGCGTAATGCGTAAAATCCCCCAATCAGTAATTAAGGCAATGAAAGAATTGCAATGCGAAAGTTGGGCGGACAATTTGGGCGTCTATCTGTTTGACGAAAACGGAAGTATTGAAGCAATTCAAGACGAAACGACCCCGACAACGTATTATCCTATTCCAATTCGTTCTTTGTTCATTGGCGACAAAACGCACGGCGGATTGGAAGCCCCGGACAGCAACGCAATACAATGGGCGTTTTTGCCGAACTATTCGGACGACCTCACAATTGTAACCCCGGATTTCAACCCGCTAACCGATTTGAAACCCGCAAACGGTTGACGATATGGCGGCAAAGGTTACAAAGGTTAAATTAGTTTGTCCGCCGCATGGTTTAACCGATGAATTTGAGATTAAGCACGCCGAAAGGTTGTTGCGGATGCCAAACAACGGCGGTTGGCAGTTACCCAAAGACAGCGATTTTAAATTTACCAACGACAATGGGATTGAGTATAGACGAAATAAAAAAACGGATAACGGAGCCGAAAAAGCGTAAGACGATAAACAAAGCCGTTTATCATCAACAACGCATTAATTTTCACGCCCGCACCCGTATTACGTCGTTTGACATTTGCCAACCGGTTACGGACTTTATGGCATTTGTTTCTAACCTATTGCCGCATGACAAATTTAAGATGTTCAAAACATTGTTCCGTTACCCCGTTAAGACAAACGAGGTAACGGGCGTTTGTTTTGATAAGTTGAGCCGGATTTTTGACGGTCGTAACCCGGCGTTCAATTATCAATTCCAAAACCCGGAACAAAGGGACGATTGGGAGTATTACCGCCAAGACGTATTACACGAACCGGAAATTTGGAGTACAAAAGGATGGGAGTTTTTCCAAACCGAAATAAATAGCGTTCTTATTGTCGATATGCCGAGCGAACAAAACCCCGCCGACAAATACCCGCAACCGTATTTCTATTGGTTGCCTATTGCGTCCGTGATTGATTACAGAGCCAACCCGACGACGGGGGTAATGGATTATATCATATTTAGGCAGGACGGGGAACGTATCGCAGTAATTGACGACGAACGTTATAGAGTTTTCAGAGAGGACAAAAACCACAATATCGGCGAATTGCTGATTGATAACCCGCACGACGTCAGTTATTGTCCCGCCCGTTTCTTTTGGAATGAACCGTTGAGTTTATCGGAACCCGACGTTAAGCAATCCCCGCTAACCAAGCAATTGGAGGCGTTGGATTGGTTTTTGTTTTACCACATCAGTAAACGACATTTAGACCTATACGGCGCATATCCGATTTATTCCGGGTATGAACAAAGTTGCGATTTCAGTAACGGCGAAAATGGCGATTATTGCGACGGTGGGTTTTTGAAAGACAAACAAGGGTTTTACAGATTGGACGCCGCCGGGCTTTTGATGCGTTGCCCCAAATGCGGGGATAGTCGTATTAACGGCGTCGGTTCGTTCGTTGAAATACCAATACCGGACGGGGATAAACAACCCGATTTGCGTAACCCGGTGCAAATGCTAACCGTTGACCGTGAGAGTTTGGATTATAACGTTGAGGAAGAAAACCGCCTAAAGAATGACATTATTACGTCGGTTGTTGGAACCAACGAGGAAATAACCACACGGGACGCATTGAACGAGCAACAAATACAGGCGAATTTTGAGAGCCAAAGCACGGTATTAAACCGGGTAAAAAAGGGTTTTGAGGCGGCGCAACAATTCGTCGATGAAACCGTTTGCCGTTTGAGGTATGGCGGTTTGTTCGTTTCTGCAAAAGTCAATTACGGCACGGAGTTTTATTTATCCAACGCAACGGAGTTACGGGAACGTTACAAGGTAGCAAAGGAAAGCGGCGCAAGCGAGGCGGAATTAGACGCACTACAAAACCAAATTATCGAAACGGAATACCGGAACAATCCAACCCAATTGCAACGTATGTTGACGTTGGCGGAATTGGAACCGTACCGACATTTGACCCGTAACGAGGTATTGGATTTGTACGACAAACAGATTATCAGCGAAAACGATATGCGTATAAAGTTGAATTTTGCTAACTTTGTACGCAGATTTGAACGTGAATATTTGAACGTGTTAGAGTTTGGGTATAATATGCCGTTCAACTCTAAGATAAATTTTATAACAAGTAAATTTAACGATTATGCGAGTGAAAGTAAGCGAGGGCAAAACTAAAGACGTTGCGATTATCGACGTTACGCCCGAAAACTACATTGTCCCGGACAATGAGAAACATTTGTATCATTGCGTTATCGAAATTAAGAAATTCGACAGCGAAACGGGCAAACGGTTATCAATTCCCCGTATTCAGAAGTTCGGCAAAAAGGGTTATGAAAATAGCATTGCCGACAATCTGAAAAAACAGGGTTACACGATTACCGTATTGCACGACCCCAACGAGTACATGAAAGCGAAAGCCGAGGCGGACGAAAAGGCGAAGGCAGAGAAAGCCAAAGCCGCCGAGGAAAAAGCCAAAGCCGATGCCAAAGCAAAAGCCGAGGCGGACGCCAAAGCCCGTGCCGAGGAAAAGGCAGCATTGAAAGCCGAGATTTTGGCAGAATTGAAAGCGGCGGGCGTTATCCCGGCGACAACTGCAAAGGAACCCAAAGCCGATGCCAAAGCAAAAGCCGAGGGCAAAAAGTAGCCAAATATTAATCTAATAATCAAAGGGAAAGATTATGGCATTAACGATTGATGTTTTAAGGGCAAATGCGGCATTAGCCGGATTAACCGACGAACAATTGACAGCGATAACCACGTTATCAGTCAACGACGAAAATAGCGTAATAGCAAAGAAAACCGGGGAAATTTACGGCGGTTTGGATGCGGACATTTTAGCCGTTTCCGGTATCGCCAAGAACGGAACCGAAAAAACGTTTGATTACGCCAAACGAGTATTAACCGAGTTCAAAACCAAAGTTGAGGGCGCAAACGGTCTGCAATCACAGATTGACAGCCTAACCAAAGAAAAGGCACGTTTGGAAAAAGCCATTGCCGACGGTGCAACGGATGCGGAAACCGCAAAGGCATTGAAGCAAGCAAAGGCAGATTTGCAAAGCGTTACGACCCAATACAACGACCTCAAAAGCAAATACGATGAAGCCGAAAAAAAACACACAAACGAGGTGTTCGGCATTCGTGTTGAAACGGCATTGCAGACAGCAACCGCCGGATTGAAGTTTAAGGCAGGGTTGCCGGAAAGCGCAACAAAGGTTTTGTTAGACCAAGCGATTGCAAAGATTAAGGGCATGAACCCCGAATTTATCGACGACGGAAAGGGCGGCAAAATGTTAGCGTTTAAGGACGAAAACGGCGCAATCATGCGCAACCCGAACAATCAGTTGAACCCGTACACCCCCGGCGACCTTTTGACCCGTGAATTGGAAACAATGGGTATTTTGGATAAGGGACGCCAAGCGGCGGGCGGCGGTACAGGCGCACCAAGTGGAGGCGGTGCGGGCGGTAACATTACCGTTGACATATCCGGCGCAAAAACGAGGGTTGAGGCATACGACGCAATTACGGCGACGTTGGAACAACAAGGGTTAAAAGTCGGAACGGCTGAATTTGACGCCGGAATGCAACAAGCATGGAAAGACAACAATATTTCCGCATTACCGGAAAAGTAAAAGACAACACGGGTAAAGGGTAAACCCGCATTATAAACAATTTAATTTTTTAAACAATGAGTTTAATAGCAACGAGAGTACAAAATTGGCGGATAGAGAACCCGGAGTTAGACCGTAATATGTTCCGCCCGTGTGAGTACGGCGCATTGGATTTCTTTATTGAGCAAACCAACGCCCCCAACTCAATTATTAGCCCTAATTTGAGAGATAGGGCATTAGCAAGTATCGGTAACACGGTACAAGTTCCCGTTATCAATTACGACGAAAACGTACAAGTTAGCAACGTGCGTTCGTGCGTTATTGCCGACAATGAAAATACGTCCGCATTGGTAACGCTTGTTTGGACTACCTATGCAATCGGGTTTACAATGGTTCCGGCGGCGTATTCAAACAATGAAATTTCGTACCAACACGATTTCATGCGCAAAATGGAGAAAACAACCCGTGCGTTGGCGGATGCTTTGGATAAAGGAGCCGTTGCCGCATTGGAAGCGAACAAAACGCAAGTTTTCAAAACCTTGCTTAACTACACGCAGACCGGAAACGTGGTACAAGTTCCAACCCAAATGGCAACCGAGATTTTGGGCGACATTAACCCAATCATGCGGGCGAATTGTTACCCGGAATATATCCACCTTATCGCAAATGCGGGGGTTGATAGCCTAATCCGCAAGTTGGCGCAACATGGCGTTTACAATGACGTTAATAAGCGTATGGAGTACGACAACAAAGTATTGCACTACACTAATAACGTAACAGACGAAGCGGGTAAAATGGGAACAATGTTTGCCGTTGCCGATGGAAACGTTGGTATCTTAACCCGTGTTGACCGTGAGGCATACCGCCGCACCCGTGCGAATTTCCACGAATGGGACATTGTACGATTGCCGTACATTGATTTGCCCGTTGGTTCGCATTATTATACCGCCGTGGGCGACCAATCGGCGATTATGGGCGACGCAACCGCCGATTTGACGTGTGCGGTTAAGGAGTATTTCGGATTTAGCGTTGATGTTGCCTACATGGTAGCATATAACAGCAAACCGGACACCGTGGCAAATCCGATTATCAAAGCCGAGATTGCAGCACGCAACCCGAACGAACCGTTAGGAATGCCCGTATATGTAACCAACGCCGGGGAATTTCCCGCCGGGGGTGCAGGCGCATAAGCCGGGAAACGGAACGATTATTTAACCGAGGGGACGGGGTGGTTATCCCCGCCCCCTTTTTAATTTTACGCAGTATGTACCGGATTAAAGAGATACAAGATAAATTATTAAACGTCGTTGGTTGGGAGCAATCATATAATCCCGCCGAGGCAATCGCCGAACGGTTGACAGAAACCGAAAGCGGGTTATATTTTCAAGGGGCGCACCCGCTTGTAACGTTGGATAATATGGCGGCAATCGTCCCGGACAATTGGGGCTTTCAATACCCGGTTTGGAACGATACAAAGGAATGGAAAGCCGAAACCGTGGTACAATACGCCAACGATGCGGCGGGCAAACCTTTGTATTGGGTTGCTTTGGTTGATAACGTCGCCGAGGTTCCCGCCGAGGGTTCGACCTTTTGGGAGAAATACAACATATTGTCCGACTATTTGGAGCGTTTGACCCGCAACGGAATTTCCACGGCGGTACAAACGTTTACCCAAATAAAGGGGTTGGATAAGGAAACAAAGAACCTATTAGAGCGTCGCACGTTCTTTGATGGTGCGGGGCGTATCAGAGCAACCCAACCGAATAATCATAAGTTGGTAGGGTTTGAAATTATCCCGGTGCGGGCGATGGGAGTAACGGCACAAATACACCGGGTTGGCTTACAAATGACGGGCGGAACCGGGATTGTGAAATTGTACCTTTTCCATAGTTCACAGATTGACCCAATAAAAACGTTTGATTTGAATTTCACGTTAACAAATGGCGGCTTTCAATGGTTTACGTTGGAAGATTGTTTTTTGCCGTATATCAGCGACGCAAACAACGCCGGGGGTGCATGGTTCCTTTGCTACAATCAAGACGATTTGCCCGCCGGGATGCAAGCAATTAACGTGTCGAAAGATTGGAGCGGCGAACCGTGCGGAACGTGTACCGGGTACGGCAATATTGAGGCATGGCGGCAATTGACAAAGTATTTGCAGATTTCCCCCTTTATGTACAACGCCCCGGAAACATTCGCCGAATACCCGGAGTTGTGGGATATAGCCTATACGATGTACACTAATACGCTGAATTACGGGTTGAATTGTGAAATAACGGTGGGTTGCGACCTAACCGATTTTATCGTTGAACAACGGGCGATATTCCAAACGGTAATACAACGTCAAGTTGCGGCAATCGCTTTGCGCACGTTGGCAATGAACCCCAACGTAAGGGTAAACCGGAACCAATCCAACGCCTCTAAAATGGAAATTTTGTATGAGTTGGACGGGAATGTTGAGGGACGCCCCGGCGGTTTGGGTTATGACCTTAAAAAAGCGTTTGAGGCTTTACGATTAGATACGCAGGGGATTGACCGTATTTGTTTGAGTTGCAACAACCGGGGCGTTAAGTACCGGACAACGTAATTGCATTATGGCGGGGTTACAATCAATAATTGATTTGCGCAACCGGGTTAATACATTTAACGACGGGTTGACGTCCGGGTTGATTATACGGGACATAATCGACGACGGAATGACAACGGCGTTTATCATTGATGCCAACGCCGAGGAACAATTATTTGAACAAGGTATTAACCGATTGGGCGTTGACATTATGGATTATCGACCTTATACCCCGCTAACAATAGCCATTAAGGAGGAAAAGGGACAACCGACGAACCGGGTAACGTTACGGGATGAGGGCGATTTTGAAAGTAGTTTTTATTTGGAAGTCGGCGACAAACAATTTGAAATTAAGGCGTCGGATTTCAAAACGGAAGATTTGATAAAAAAGTACGGACGGCAAATATTAGGGTTGACGAATGAAAACATTGCTAAACTGATTTGGCAATACGTTTACCCGGATTTGCTAACCAAAGCAAAAAAAACAATATACGGAAATGGATAGAGTACCGATTATAAAGAACCCGGAATTATTCGACCGGGTTATTGCCAATATTCAAAAGGGATTGGCGGACGGGTTGCCGTGGCTTAATTATTCCTTTGGACGTTCTGAACGGTTGGTTAAGTCCATACAAGGGAAACGATATTACACGCCCAATATTTACGTTGGCGGCAATGAATATATGTTGATTGCCCCGGATAGTAATATAGGGAATTTTTCGTTTTTCGTGTTGGACGACCCGCAACAAATTGATTGGTTCCCCGGCGAACAAAACAAATATACAACGCCGTTTTCGGTTATCTTTTGGTTCGATATGCGGACGATAACCAACGACCCCAATAACCGGAATACGGAGGCGGTCAAACAACAAATTATGCGGGTATTGAACGGCGGTATTTGGTTACGTTCCGGTTCCATGAAAATAAACAGAGTGTACGCAAAGGCGGAAAACATATTTGCCGGGTTCACTTTGGACGAAATAGACAATCAATTTTTAATGCACCCGTTCGCCGGGTTCCGGTTTGCCGGGGAATTGGGAATTGATGAAACGTGTTTAACTGATTAACAACAAGTATATGAAAGCGTTTTTATTTTATACGGTCGTGGTTGCTTTGGTTGCGGCATTCGGGTTGACCTTGTTACGCAAATGGGGCGTTATCGAATGGGTGCAAATCCACGGCAACGAATTTTTCGCAAAGATGTTTAATTGCGATTTCTGTTTGTCCTTTTGGGCGGGGGTTGCTTTGGCAATCCTTTTGGCGTTTATAACCGGGAACCCGGCATTGTTGTTGGTTCCCTTTTGTTCAACCATGATAACACGTTATTTGCTATGAAAACGGTTAAGATAGGGGAATACACGGTTGAGATATACGACGCAATCGACGAATTACCGATGTTGCGTTTCCATAAATACAATAAAATGTTGTTGGTTGATGCCGGGATTGGTTCGGATTTACAGGATTTCGACACGCATATTGAAAAGGCAATGAGATACGCCCGGAGCAAAACCCCGGAATTGGCGGCAATCGAATTGGATAATATGCGGCAAAACGTGTATTTCATTCAATCCGGGTTAAGCCCGAAATGTTTAGCGTTTGCCGTGTTGGTTAAATCAATCGACGGAACCCCGTACAACGATTTATCCGACGATGGGTTGCAAAAGGTCGTCGATATGTTCGGCGACGTTCCGATTAAAGAGTTGACCGCCCAAATGGAAGCGGTCAAAAAAAAAATAGATGATGAATTGCAAATGTATTTCCCCCGTATGTTCGACGATGCGACGATTAAAGAGTATTACGACGAATTGCGTAACCGGACAATGTTAATGTTGGATGCGATTATAAACGGCGATACAGAGGACAAACGGGCGGAAATTGATAAAATAACGACGATGTTGTTGTTATATAATCGCCCGGTTGTTTTTAGCGGTTCCGATAACATGGAAATTCAGTACGATAAACAATTTGAAAATATGTGTTTAACCATATCGCAACATTTGCACGTACCGGAACCAAAGAAATACACCGTATTGGAGTATTACAACGCATTTGAGCGGATAAAGGAGTTGTTGAAACCAACCAAAAATAAAAACGGCGTCAAATAAGGCGATTTGCGGCGTTGTTTTTCTTTGGTTGATTAACTACATGGAAAAGAAAAGATAATTTAATACGGGGCAAATTGCCCGCAAATAACGTTAAGTATGGCAGATAATAACAACCCTATAAAATATAGCGACCTTGTAAGCCCGGACGATTCGATTACAAAGTTGATTAATCAGTTAGACCAACTTTCCGACGCCTATATGAACACTCTAAAAAATATAAAGAGTGAGGCGATAACGGTTAAGGCTGCATTGGAGGGCGTAAGCGGGGCGACCGAAAACGGACGTAAAACAATCCGGGGGGCGTCCGCCGATACCGACAAATTGACACGGGCGGCAAAGGATTTGGCGTTTGCGGAAAGCGAGAACGCAAAACGGTTGGCGGAATTGAAGCAAGCGCAAAAAGAGGCGAACGAATTAAACAAGTTGACAACCCGGTTGAACCAATCCGCCGAGGGTTCATATAATCGTTTATCCGCTCAATACTCAATCAATAAAATATACCTCAATAATATGACGGTTGAGGAAAGGGAGGCGACCGAGGAGGGGCGCAAATTGGTTGCCGAAACAAAAGCGATTTACGAGGAAATGAAACGGTTGCAGGAAGCGACCGGAAAAACATCCCTAAACGTCGGTAACTATTCCGACGCCGCAAAAGGGTTGACGACCCAAATAGAGAACCAAACGAAGCAATTAGCATTGTTACGATTGGAGGGCAAACAAGGAACCGCCGAATATCAGCAATTGAGCAAAGAAACCGCAATGTTACGAGATGCGGTTAGGGATGCGACCGATGAAATTACCCGCATGGCGTCCGATACGTCCAATTTGGATGCCGTATTAGGTTTGGCGGCTGGTGCGTCCGGTGGGTTCGCCGCATTTACCGGGGCAATGGAATTGTTCGGGGCGGAAAGTGAGGACGTACAAGAAGCGCAAAAGAAGTTACAGGCAGCAATAGCCATTACAACCGGGGTGCAAGCCATACAAAACGCAGTACAAAAACAATCCGCAATTATGTTGGGTATTTCCCGGCTACAAATGGCGGCATTGAGCAAAGCGCAAGTTTATAACCGCCTTGTTACCATGCAGGGAACAAAGGCAACATTGGCGGCTACAATTGCGCAAAAGGCTTTCAATCTGATTGCCGCCGCAAATCCGTATGTTCTTTTGGCGTTGGCATTGGTTACGGTTGTGGGGGCTTTAGTTCTGTTTGCATCTAATACCGATAAATCGGCAAAGAACCAACAAAAACTTAACGAGGCGCAAAAGGCGTGGTTGGATTATTTGGAAACCGAGGCAACCGAAATGAACCGGGTTAGCAACGAACGTGTCGCCCAATTGAACCGGGAATTAAACATTGCTAAAGCCCGTAACGCTTCATTGTCTGAAACCCGAAAGATTGAGGACGAAATATTAGCCGAGCGCACAAAGGCGCATAATAAAAGCGTTGGTTTTTACGGTCAAGAATTAAACGATTTGGAGGCAAACCGGGCAAAGTTGAAGCAATTAAACGATATGTTATTGCAGTTGAATAACGCCAAAGCCCGTGGGGATAAGAAAGTTTATATTGATGTTGATTTAGACGGTAAAATTGATAAAGTCAAGGTTGATGAAGCAATTGAAGCCGTACAGGGTCAAATAGATAATACCGGGCGGGCGGTTGACATTGCCGTTAATCTAAAAACCGAGGGGGCGGATTTGGACGCCGAAAGGAAAATACAAGCCGCCCAAAGAGCAAACGAAAACCGGAACGCCGCCAAAGCGGAAACGGATATATTGCGCAAAGCCGAGGACGCCCGGATTGCCTTAATTAAAAATTCATTCGACCAACAACGGGCGCAACGTCAAGCCGCCAACGCCCGTGCGATTGCTGACATACAATTGCAGTTGAGGACGGAAACTAATTTAACGGTTAAGGCACGTAAAGCGTTGAACGACCAAATTGTTTTATTACGGGAACAATTGGCGGTTGATATGGTAGATATTGCCAATAACCAACGGGCGGCGGAATTATCCGCACAACGGGCAACACAGGACGCCCAAATTGCATTAATGGCAGAGGGTGCGGAAAAGCAACGGGAACAATTGCGGGTTGAGTATGAAAGGCAAATACAGGACATTAACACCCGGTTAGAAACCGAGCGGGGATTAACTGAAACACAAGTTGCCGAATTACTCAACCAACAATTACTTTTGCAACAACAATACGCAAAAAGTTTGGGCGAATTGAACGACCAAATTACAATCAACCAAATGCAAGCCGCCGCCGACCGGACGCAATTACAATTAGACGCCGCCCGTGAGGGTTCGCAGGAGGAAATAAATTTGCGCATTCAGTTGTTACAGCAACAACGGGCAATCGAATTGGCGCAAAACAGACAATTAGCCGAGGACGTGCGCCAATCCGAGGCGGATATTAACGCCAAATATGACGCCGAGGTATTGAAGCAAACGACCGAGTTAAACCAACAACGGGCGTTAATGCTTTTCGACCAACAACAAGCGTTAGAGGCGTCCGAGTTTGATTTAATCCGTAATTCCGAGGAACGCAAAACCCAGTTCCGGTTGGCACAAGAAAAGGCACGGTTGCAAAAGATTTTAGAGTTGAACAAAGCGGCGGGCGTTAAAATGACGGACGCCGAGGTTAAGACAATCAAAAATACCATTGCGAAAATCGACCAAGAAATTGAGAAAAGCAAAGGCGACGAACGGGGAAACGATATTTACGGGTTGTTTGGGCTGAATTTGGACGACGACCAAAAGGAGGCAATAAGTACGTCCGTTTCCTTTGCCATTGAGCAATTAAATAGTTTTTTGGATGCAAAGGTACAAGCCGCCGACGCCGCCGTTTCCGCCGCCGACAAAGAGGTTGACGCAAGCCAACGCCGATTAGATGCGGAATTAGAGGCACGGGCGAACGGTTACGCCAATAACGTTGCAATGGCACAAAAGGAGTTAGACCAAGCCAAAAAGAACCAAGAAAAAGCCCTAAAGGAGCAACAAAAGGCGCAAAAGGCACAACAAGCAATCCAAACAATCCAACAAATCGGAAACCTTGTAACGGCGTCCGCTTTAATATGGAGCCAATTAGGTTTTCCCTTTGCAATTCCGGCTATTGCGATAATGTGGGGTTCCTTTGCCGCCGCCAAAATTAAAGCCGCCCAATTATCCAAGTCCGCCAACGCCGGGGGTTCGGAAAGTTACGGCGATGGTACGGTTGAAATGTTGGCGGGTGGTTCCCACCAATCCGGCGACGATGTGGATTTAGGAACCAAACCGGATGGAACCCGGAGGCGTGCCGAGGGCGGGGAATTTTTCGCCGTTATTAATAAACGTAATTCCCGGAGGTTCCGCCGAATAATCCCGGACGTAATTAATAGTTTGAACCGGGGAACGTTCGCCCAAAAGTACCTTAATGCCTACAATACCGACGGCGTTAATGTAACGGTTCAACAAAACAACGCCCCGGATTTGCGGGATTTGAAAGACGATGTAAGGGAAATTAAAGAGCAAAACCGCCGCCGTCGTTATACCGATGGCAACGGCAATGTTATTGAGGTTTACAAGAATTTGACACGTAAAATTAAAAATTGATATGAACCCGATTTATAGACATTCATTTGTAAATGCGTTTTTGGCAAACGGGGCGATAAGTAACACGACCGGAAATATTAACGGGAATAATACAAATTTCTATTATACCCGTACTTTTGTCCCGGTTGGTAACGTGTACCCCCGCAAATTGTTTCAGAATTACACCCCGCAAGCCGGGGGCGCATTTTATGACAGCAATAAAAAGATTATCGGCGGTTGGGGAAGCGACCCGACCGCCACAAATACGGAATTTGATATACCGAGCAACGCCGCATATATCCGGTTTAATGTAAGCAAAGCGCAATACGCCAACGGGACGGCATGGTTGAAGTTGGGGACGTTGGACGCCCCGAACGTCTTACAAGGTCAAACCGTGCATCCGATTTATAAGGACGATTTGGCAAAAGAGTACGAATTAGAAACGAACCAACGGTTTTATCGTGCCAAGTTATCCGGCAAAATTACCTTTGTCCGGGATGATTACGACTACATTAACCGCCAATCATTCGACAATGAATTTTTGTATTGCATTGAAAAGAGCGACGACGGCGGGCGTACATGGTTCCAATACTTTCAAGGCAAGTTTATGAAAACCGATTGCACGTTTACCGATTACGATAAAAAGGTAGTTGTACAACCGGATGTTGTCGACGATTATAACGACGTGTTGGCAGGGTTGGAAAAGGAATATAATTTAATAACATTAGCCCCGGAAATACAACGTATAACCATAAATAAACGCCCGCTTATTCAAATATATGTTCCGGGCGATAGTATTGTTTCGTGCTTTTTGGGCGGTACGAATTGGGAACAAGACGCAAACGCCACGACCGACCAAAACGCATTAGTTGGAACATATCATTTTGCATTGTGCAATATTTTGAAAGAAATACAGATTACGCCGAATGGTTCCCCGGCGGTAATATCCGGGCTTTATACCGGACGAATGGCAACGGGTACAAGTGCGAATAATTTCGAGGGAAATTTATACTCGGGATCAAACGTAAATTATTATATCTATATTTCGCAACAAAGAATTGAGGGTTTACCGTTTGGGGCTGTTATAGTCGAAATACGCAAACGTTCCAATGATACGGTAATGTTTCGCTATTCAAAGGCTACAACATCTCCTTTTGATACGTTGGAGTTTGATTTAACCGCTGTTGAGGGTTCCGGCGCAAGTGGTACGATGCACGCCGATATGAAAAGTTATAATATATACGCCCGATATTTGGTTGATGTTGAGAAAATAGATGATTTAGATACATACCCGTTACCGTCCGATGATATTGTAGATAATAATAGAAATTACAGCCGGGCAATTGGTTATGCAATTGATGTGGCGTTTATATCTAATAATTTTTCAGATACGCCTACTGAGTGGGGATTAGCCGACAACGGAAAGTATTTTGCGCCGCCTTATTCCATATATGGACAAACGTTTTATCCAATCGCCCGGTCAACGTGGCGTTATGCGTCGTTATGGTTTGGGTTTTATCTGATGGATTGGATATTAGAGGTAAAAGCCCGAAAAGCATATACTTTGCGTGATGCGTTTACATTGTCGTCATGTATCAATGTGCTATTAAAAGAATTTGCGCCCGGAATAACGCATGAAGCGACGCCGGAATACAGCCAATTTCTTTATAACACAAACAATCCTATTTCCGGGCAGTCATTTAAGTTGCTAATAAGTCAGAAAAGTAATATCATTAATGGAGAATATCAGACCCCGGCGCAAAAAGCCCCGGTTACATTGCAACAGATTATGACGATGTTACGGGATATTTACAAATGTTATTGGTATATTGAGGACAGAAAATTTAAGATTGAACAAGTAAGTTGGTTTAGAAATGGCGGTTCGTATGGATATAACCCAATTATTGATTATGATTTAACGCAGTTAGAAAACGTTAGGAATGGCAAGAAATTAGCTTTTGCGACGTCGGAATATTCATTTGACAAAGTAGATATGCCGGAACGTTACCAATTTGAATGGATGGATGACGTAACAACGCCATTTGAAGGGTTGCCAATAGAAATTACGTCAAAATATGTAACAGCCGGAAAGATAGAAGAAATAAATATTTCCAATTTTACGTCTGATATTGATTTGATGTTGTTAAACCCCGGTGCAATTAGTTCGGATGGATTCGCATTGTTTGCGGCGGTTACGCCGTCCGGAGGCGGACAATTGGAATTACCGTTTACACGGCAAACCGTTGATAATGTAGAATACTATTTGCAAAACGGTTATTTAGCGTTTATCAATATACAACCGACATATTGGGTTTATGATATGCCCGCACGGAATTTTAAAATAAATAATTCCCCAAATTATGCAATCGGGATTGAGAGAAAGAAAAAACAAACACTAAATTTCCCGGCAGGAACCACAGACCCAAACCCGATGCAGTTAGTTAAAACATATATCGGTAACGGTCAAGTTGATAAACTTTCAGTAAATTTGTGTAGTCGAAACATTAAAGCAACGTTGAAATATGACACAGAATAACAATATTAGCGTTTTACCGTGGTACACGTCAATTAATGAACAGAACCACAGAAAAAGTTACGCATACGGCGCAATTTACCCGTTATTTGCCCCGGCTGATAGATTGTTGCCGTTTCAGATAATAAGAAACACACGGTCAAATAATGTTACGTCAGTGGTATTGTATGAAAAGACCGGAAAGCAAGTTGCAAACATAACAACGTATATGAAAGAAACCGGATTGCAGATTGTCCGGTTTCAAACGTTTGGTTATGATGTTATATTGTACCCTTCAATATTACCCATGCCATTAAATCAGTTGGACGGAATATATTATATGACGCTATCGGATGGCGTGCAAACGTGGTATTCTGAAATGTTCACGGTTGTACAAGATGTTTCCGGTTACTTAAAAATACAATGGTGGGATATTGAAAATTTGGTATTTAACGCCGGGCAAATAGTATATAAAAACCCGGATTTCAAAAATACGTTGTACCTTTGTACAGAGTTGGGAAAACCGGATTATGAATTTGAAGAGGACGGCGAAGAACGGGACGGGTATTTTTTTCCGGAAAAACAAATATCAGTCAAAACGTTTAAATGTACGATATTGGCACCGGAGTTCCTTTGCGACGTTATGCGTTTTATCCGTATGGCTGATTACATTCATATAACGGATAAATACGGCAGGGAATACGATTGCGACACGTTTTTAATTACCCCGAAATGGCAAACGCAGGGGGATTTGGCGAGCGTGGAAATTGAGTTTAAAACAAATACCGTCGTGAAGAAAATAGGACGTGGCTATATAATAGCAAACAAAGGAGATTTTAACGGAGATTTCAATAATGATTTCAACAACAACAATTAAATTAATTAGGTTATGGGAAATTACGAAGAATTAAAACAAGCAGTTTCCGATGTTATTAAAACAAACGGGAGCCAAGAAATTACCGGAGCGGTATTGCAAAATACATTATTGTCAATTATAAATAGTGTTGGGAAAAACTTTCAATATGTAGGTATTGCAAAATATGATACAAACCCTGGCACACCCGACCAAAATATATTTTATATAGCAGGATCCGGTAATTATGTTAATTTCAACAATAATTCAATACCTTCTGGATATTTAGGTATTATGAAATGGAATGGTAATTGGATATTGGAATTGATTGAAATTAGCAATTCAACAATATATAACATTGGTAATGAATATATGCTAATAAATTCAGTATTTGGAAATGTAGTATATGGTATTCCATTATTTACTACAAATAATATAATTACCGATTATATATATATATCAAAAGAAACGGAATATATAATATTGTTAGATAATACAGAAGATGCGGCAAATTATGGAATTAAAATTGTAGAATATAACAATGAATATAAATATAAATCTGAATTATATACTAATTACGATTCATTCCAGCAAAATATAACCTCATTTAACCTAAACATTGATGCTATATGCAAAATAATAATCACAAAAAAAATAGGAAGTAATTTTGTTGCATTTAACAACGAGAAAATAAGAATAAAAACAAATTATGATAAATATTCAACAATACTCTTGCAGGAGCATTTTAATAAAGCAAAATATGAACCAATAAAATTTGGATTCATAAGAAAAGCAGATGGGGTAAGAGTAAATGCTACTATACAAAATAGTAGAGCTATATTTGTGGATAATATAGAATCAAAAGAGGGGAAATATGTAGTGATAAACGATTTGCATAGAATAGAAGCATTTTACCTGTATAATAATGATGCCTATATTGGTAGAATTAATCCAAAAATTAATTATAATGCTTCAAAGATTGGACTTTCTATAATTAACAAGCCAACAGAGAAAATATTAATAAATCCGCAAATACAATATTACGATGAAAATGATTTTGTAAAATCATTACCAGTAGCGTTTCTTTCAGATTTGTCAGAAGATGTAGAAATAAATTATATATGCAGAAGAGGATTTATTTTTACATCAAATGGAGAGTTTACCGATGGTGGTGGTTTTACAACACAAAGAGCCGTAGCAGGGTATATACAAAATAAAGGATGCGTTGAAATAAAAGCCCCAATAGGTTATATTATAGAACATATAACTATTTATGATGAAAATGAATATATTTCACAGATACACGTTAATCAGAATGAATATATCGGCTTTTTAGACGGAACGAAATTTGCGGTACAAATAATAAACGAAGAAATTAATTATGATAATGAATTAGCAGAATATATTTCAGTAAAATTTATTTCGGAAGAATATCAAAAAACAGGTAATATACAATTTACGATACCTAAGTTGATACCCGGAGAACAAAGATACAAAGATGATGGCTTTTATAATTATTGCTCATGGCCATATACAACACCGATTTACGATGAAAAAAATAATTTGATTTCAGTATTTTATGCGTCTAAAAAGGCACATGCCGATACAGAGTACGGAGTATGGCTTATGAAGCAATTAAATTGCAATACGGGAGTATGGAGTGAACCAGTTATGGTGGCAGGTGAGCCGGATGATAGAACAAAATGCTATTACGGATATGCAACTACAATATTAGACGATGGCACATATATTGGTATATGCAAAGACAATATGTTTACGGGTAATATATGGCTATGTAAGTCTGTTAATCAAGGTAAAACATGGACAAAAGAACCATTACTGATAAATGATTCTCAAATACAAGGCGATTGCCCATGCTCAATTATCAAGACACATACGGGTAGATATTTATTCTTTGTTGCGATAAACAACTATGCTGTATGGACTGATGATGGTTTTACGACATTTCAAAAAACAGAATTAGGTAATTTGGGTACACTTACTTATGAGGCTGGTTTAGTTCAATTGTATGATAATACGATTTGTATGATTGTTAGAAGAAGCGAAGAATACTCTTTATTAATGCAAAGTGTAGATAATGGAGAAAGTTGGATAAATAAAGGTGCAATTATTGGGCTTGACTCTTTTTCAACGCCAACGGCTATACTTAAATTAGATTATTTAGACGCATTGCTATTATTTAATATATCAAGGCGTTCATATAACGGTTATTTGAGATATAGCGTGATGTATTTAACGCATGAGCAGTTAAAAAATAATCAGATGCAGGAAGAAAAAGTTCTTTTTATAACTAAACCACAAACAACAGCCGAAACCGGATATGGGGGGGTATGTGTTGATAGTGAAAAAAATATATGGTGGTTCTTTTATAAAAATTACAGCAAAGAATACACAAGGATTTTTTATACTAAAATATTATACAATAATGGATTTAAAATATAGTTTTATTATTTTAATACTGAAAAAATGGAAAGACTTATGAATTGGGAACAATGGCGTATAATCGCCATTTCCACGGTTAGCCCGTTATTTGGGTATTTAACCCCGACAAAGGGTTTTGTTTATGCGTTAGTAGTAATGTTTGCGTTCAATATTTGGGCGGGAATGAGGGCGGACGGCGTGGCGATTGTGCGATGCAAAAACTTTTCGTTCCGTAAATTTAAAAACGCATTGTGCGAATTGCTTTTGTATCTGTTCATTGTGGAGGCGATTTTTATCATTATGAAAAATTGCGGCGACGGTCAAGCGGCAATTGTAGTTGTTAAATCGCTTACTTATGTATTTATGTACGTGTATTTGCAAAATGCGTTCCGCAATCTGATTATTGCGTACCCCCGGAATTTGGCATTACGTATTATTTACCATGTTATCCGTTTGGAATTTACAAGGGCTTTGCCGTCGCATTTGCAACCGATAATTGAAAGATTGGAAAAAGAATTTGGGGACGACCCCGACAAAAACAATAAAAAGAAAGGAGAAAACGAAAATGAGTAAAAACATATAAAAAATTTAAATGGAGTTATGAAACAGAAAGTAATTATTCTTGATGGAGGTCACGGCGTGGATTGTGCCGGAAAACGTTCCCCCATTTGGGGGGACGGTTCCCAATTGTTTGAATGGGAGTTTAACCGTGACATTGTACGCCGTATTGCGGCGATGTTAAAAACCGATGGCGTAAAGTTTGAAATTTTGGTACCGGAGGACAACGACGTATCATTACCGGAACGTTGCCGACGTGCAAACGTTATCCATGCAGATTGCGGCAACAACGCCGTTTTGTTTAGCGTTCACGGGAACGCCGGAGGCGGCACCGGGTGGGAATGTTACACAAGCGTAGGACAAACGAAAGCGGATGCAATCGCAACCGTTCTTTGCGAAGAAGCGGAAAAGGAGTTTGCCCCGGACGGTTGGAAAATGCGTTTCGATTATATAGACGGCGACCCGGACAAAGAAAGCCAATTTTATATACTGAAACATACGGTTTGCCCGGCGGTATTATCCGAAAACTTTTTCTTTGATAATGAAAAGGATTGCCGTTTTATGATGACGGACGCAGGGCGTGAGCGTATCGCCAAAGTACATTACAATACAATAAAACGTATCTTATGAAAAAATATCTAATAATAGCGGCAATTGCTTTGGCGGTTGCCGCCGTTGTCACTATATGGGTGCAACGTTCCCGGATTAATCAGTTAACCGGGGAAAGGGACAAATACAGAACCAACACGGAAACGTTATTGCAGGACGTTTCCCGGTACCAAACAAAAGATAGTTTGAACGCCGCAAAAGTTGGGGTTTTGGAACTGAAATTGTCAGAGTTTGAAAAATACCGGGCGAGCGATACGGAGTTGATAAAGACGTTGCAGACAAAGAACCGGGAGTTGGAACGGGTTACAACAACCCAAATGGAAACAATCAACGAATTGCGGGCAACCGTCCGGGATAGTGTTGTATATTTGCCCGGCGACACGGTTACGACCGTATTACGTTGTATTGATATTGTGGAACCGTGGTTTGAGTTACACGGATGCACGACGCCCGCCGGAGTATTTACCGGGACGCACATAAACCGGGATAGTCTGTTAATAGCGGAAACGGTGCAATATAAACGCTTTTGGGGGTTCCTTTGGAAAACCCGAAAGATTAAGAACCGGGAAATTGACGTTGTAAGCAAGAACCCGGCGACCCGAATATTGGGGGTTGAGTTCGTAACCATAGAAAAGTAATAAACCGGGGGTTGTAACAAGGCGTTGCAACCCCTTTTTCTATTGAGCCATTTTTAGCCCGTTTCCGGGCATTTTATTTCAAAGTGGATAATTTACCCGTCCCGCTTGCAAAAGTCGCTTAAATCGAAAATTCTAAGAAAATAACTCTTTTGGAACCAAAAACGAAATTTTTTATAGGAAAACACGAAAATAAAAGATAAAGCCTTTGGTAATTAAAATAAAGGTTGTATATTTGCATCATCAAACAAGAACGACCGGGCGTTTTCCCGGAAAATAGAGAGCGAAACAATATGAATACTCAAAGCATTTATAACGGATTAGATTACACAACAAAAGAGATTAACCGCAATTTCAAAATCAAGGTAAACGGAATTGTAAACGGCAAAAAGGTTAATGTATTGGTTGGCGTGTCCGGTTTAATAAAGATTGTCGGCGATATTAAGTTAGTCAATCGCTTATTAAAACGTGCTTTCAATTGTTACGGCGGCAAAGAGGTTTGCAAATTGCGCCGAGGCGTTAAAATCACTTTCTATTATCAGTAAAACAACGACCCGGCGTTTTCCGGGCAACAAATAAATTTCCAAGAAATGAAAACAGATTTAAACGGCGTAAGCCAATGCCCCAAAGGAACAGAGAATTACGAAACGTTTTATACGATGGTTAGACGTAAAAGAACCAAGTTAATACAATACGATTATCGTAGCGAGGACGGCGAATTGTTCACGTGTGTAAAGCCTACATTAACCGAATGCCGGAAAGCACGGGACGAACATTTTAAACCCGTCGTCGTGGTTTATACCCCGGAACAATTCAAAGAATTGGGATTTGATGGCGAAATTGCAAAGTACATGAGAGAACACACCAATACGGCAATCGTCGGCGAGGTTCCCGGAGTTGACCGCCACGTTATCCGTTACCGGACGCATAAAGATTGGATGAATTACCGCAACCCCTATTCCAATAAGTAATAACCCGCCGGGGGAATATACCCCCGGCATAATATTAACAACTATGATGTTAGACGATTTAGATATTGATATTAAAAATAGCCTTTTGGAAAGCCGCAAAAATCTTTGTTCAGAATGGAAAGAAAATACAGCATATCGGGTTTGCTTTACTAATTCAGATGGAACCCGATATTTTAGGGCGGTTAGATGTTGTGTATCATGGAGTGATAACAAAGGCAATTATATGCCGTTTGGCGGTGGTACATATTGGAAAATAACATACGGTAAAATCCTTTGGGAAACGGTTAAAGATATAATGGGGCAAAAAACATATTATTGGGTTAAATCAAATAAAACATTTGGTAAGTCTTTAAACGGAACCATAATTCCCACGAAAGTAAAAACTAAAAAAGAAGTATTAGAAATTGCGAAAAACATAGGAATTTTAGTAATATAATAATCCGCCGGGGGCGCAATCCCCTGGCATAATCATTTAGAGCGATGAATAAAACGAAACGTTACCGATTAAGTCAAGCAATGTATAAAATAATCCAAAATGCAAACGGCGGATTATTTTTGCTTTATACCCGGCACAATCCCGGCGATGTGTTAAACCTATTATTGGACGGCAACGATATTGGGTTGCTTTGTCAAGTTGAGAGCCGACACCCAATATTATAAGTTTTGCAAAGTGATTAAGGAGGGCGAAAATGATATTAACAGAGGAACAACGGGAAATATTGAAAGGTAAGATTTGCCCGTATTGCCATATTCCAACCGAGTACAAAAATAGTATTGAGGTTTACGGCATTGATTACGGAATGATTTACTATTGCCCTAAATGCCGGGCGTATGTTGGCGTTCATGCAGGAACCGACCGGGCAAAGGGGCGATTAGCAAACGCCGAGTTACGCCGATGTAAGATTGAAGCGCACCGATATTTTGACGAAATATATAAGCGTAAATTAATGAAGCGTTCCGAGGCTTACAAATGGTTATCCGAGCAATTGGGATTACCAACGGAATACACGCATATAGGAATGTTTAACCCGGAAACGTGCGCAAAGGTCGTGGACGTTTCAAAAAAATATTTGGAAACCATGCGATTTGCATTAAGAAAACAAGATAAGATAAAAGCGCATTTTGAGCCGCACGGCGACGAAATGTTGAACCGAATAAAAGAGAGTTTAACCCGGTATTTTTCCGCCGACCGTTCGGATTTCCCGGAGGGATTGCGGGATATTGAAAGCGATTATAACCAATTGCCGGGGGAACCATACCCAACCATTACGATAAACGACACCGGGAACCCGGAACGTATGATTGAGTTTTATGTTACCGGGAAACAATACGACGTTTACCACGTCGCATTTAAAGGATTTACAAAGGGTTGATATATGGCAATGATAAAAAGAAATTGCGATAATTGCGGCAAAGAATATAACGCCGATACCCGGAATTTACGCCGGGGTTGGGGACGTTGTTGTTGTAAGAGTTGCGCCGCCAAATTGAGGGAAAAGAATAAACCCGGATATAACCCGGAACGGGTCGCCGTAAATAATGCACGTCGGGAATGTTGGACGGATTGCCCGGAACCGGAACGTTACCCGTTAAGTTATGACGGGGCGGATTTCGACCAATGGGGGGATTGTGAATTTGGAATACATGATTAAAAGAGAAACCCCCGACGCAATGAAGTAACGCCGGGGGTTGATACGCAGTAACCGAGAGCGATGTTGTAAGGTTATGCGGTGCAACAAAATTAGTGCTTTTTATCTGTATTACAAGCGTCCAACGTGAACAAATAAAATATTCAAAGGTTTTATTTTTGGTAATACAAATATTATTTATACTTTTGCAGAAACAAAAACCCACCGGGGGAGTACCCGGCAAAGATATGAGAATAAAAGATAGCGATTTATTAAAAAAATTGGCGACCGATAGCGGGAAAACAGCCAAACAAGTTTCCGAAATTGTCGTTTCGGAATTACTCAAAAACAAAGTTATTGAGGACGACCCGGACAATTGGGGCGTTTCCGTTTTCGATGCAATAAACGAAGATGTAACCGAGGAACAAACCGCCAATTGTTATGCGGCGATTTCCGAGGCGTTGGGCGTGTATCTGAAACGGGTATATTTCATTGTCCCGGATTTGGATTTAATGGGTAATGAAGATTGCCCGGAGTGCGGCGGCGAAATGGAAGTTACCGACGGGGAATATAAACAGACCGGAGGCGATGGATATTTAACCCCGCCGGAATATACCGCAATTTGGGAGGAAAAAACGTGTACGCATTGCGGACACAAAGAGAGCAACGAACCGAGTTATTAACAATAAAAGACTAAAGAAATGGCAGAAATGACGAAATTAAGAGTAAACGAGGCAATCGCACGGGCGCAAACCGCCGGGGTTAAGGTCTATAAAAAAGAGGTTGCCGCCCGTTTATGGGAGGGACGCACCGAAAGCGCACAACAAGTTAATATGACTAACTTATGTAACGGTACGACCAAACAGATACGCCCGGAATGGGTTGTTATCATTTGCGAAATGTGTAATTGCACCCCTAATTATTTGTTTGGCTATGAAGAATAACGGGTTACAATGGTTTGAACGCATGGCGGACGTTATGTTTTCCGATAGGTTCCAAGCGAAAGCGATTATTGCGACGTTTGGAACGTTGGGCGTTGTTTGTCTGATTGGCGCATTGTGGAACCCGTGGCAATTGATGTTTGCGGGTATGTGTGCCGTAATGGTATTATGTGGATTTTCAGAATTAAAAAAGAGTAGAAAATGAGAGCGAACAAAAAGAAACCGGAAAACCCGGTACAAAAGACGGTCGAAAATTTGGGAGCCGTTCCCGCCGACCAATTCCCGGAAATTACCGAGGAACAACAACAAATAATCCCCCCGTTTGAAGCGGTCGAGGTTGAGCAACCAACCGGAATATTTGAGATATTGCCGGGCATGACGGTTGAGGAAATGACGGCAATGTTTTTTGATGAAAAAACGTTGATTGAACCCCCGTATAAGGTTTGGCAATTGAATAGTAAGGGACACCGCTATTATTACCGATATGACGACAACGGGAACCCGGAGTTTTTCCCGTCGGTTACAACGATATTGTCCCAAACGTTACCCAAAGCCCCGCACTTAATACAATGGATTGCCAACAAAGGCATTGAGGAAGCGGAACGATACAAAGGCGAACGGGCGGCGTATGGTACGTTTATGCACGCCGCATTTGAGGAATTATTAATTAACCGGGCTTATGATTTGGACGGGTTAAAAGGCAAACTAAAAGAATATATTGAGGTTTACCGATTGCCGGACGATTTTATATATTATGCCGACGATTTGAAAAAGGACGTATTGGCGTTTGCTCAATTCGTATTAGATTACGACGTGCGCCCGTTGGCGGTTGAAATTGCTTTAGTGCATCCATATTACAAGTATGCCGGAATGATTGATTGCCCGTGTACCATGTTGGCAAAGATAGGCGGCGACGAACGTATTAACGCAATCGTCGATTTTAAGAGCGGACGCAAAGGATTTTACGAGGAAAGCGAAATACAATTAGGGATGTACCGGGATATGTGGAACGTCAATTTTGAACAATTCCCCGTTACCCGTATTTTCAATTTCAGCCCGAAAGATTGGCGCAAACGTCCGTCGTACAATTTGAAAGAACAAACGGATAGCCCCAATATACGGAAAATCCCGTATCTGTTAGAAATTGCAGCCATTGAGGACGAAAAGAAAGATAATACGTTTACGTCGGTTAATGGTATGGTTTTATTGGATAATGCACCCGATTTGACGCAAAACGTAATATCCTTATCGTTGGCGGAATTGATTAAAACGAAAGCCCCAAAGGAGGCAACCCCGGACGAAAACACGGACGCCGCCGAGAAAGTCAAGGCGGACGCACCGGAACCGGAAAAGAAGCCAAAGAAAACAACCATTGTTAAACGTGCGCCCAAAAAGGCAAAGGAGGCGGAAAAGAAAGCCACCACGGGCAAAACGACCGCAAAGCGGGGTAATACCACGGAAAAGAAAGTAAAGCCCGCAAACGAGCCTAAAAAGCCCAAAAATGAGAGTAGGAAAAAGATGTTGAACGACGACCCCGAAATTTGATTGAGATATGAAAGGAAGAATAAAACGACCGGAGGCGCAACAATCCCGTTTGATTTTTCCCCGTGTCGGTCAAATAAAAATCGGTATTAAAAACGCAAACGGTTATCCGCAAAGCGTTGATTACTTCATACCAACGGGAAAGTATGCCGGATTATTTACGCAAGCATACGGCGAAAAGCCGCAAACAATACAAATTGTTTTCCCGGACGACGACCCGGCAAAAGTATGTAACGAACGTTACGAATACCGGGACGACGACGGGCGATTGATTGCGGCGGGCGATGGCGACACGTTCCAAGTATGGGACGGAAAGAAATACGAAACGTTGACAACCGAGAAATACCCAAACTTAATGCAGTCAATAACGAAGCGTTACCCGAATAAAAAGAGCCGCCAACCGGATTGCGACGGTTGGGAGGTAACATTAACGCTAAACTTTATTGTTCCTTTGGTTCGTGGGGTTGCCGGGGTTTGGCAATTCGCAACAAAGGGTACGGCGTCCACAATCCCGCAAATTCGGGAAACGTTCGACGGTATGTTAGCGGAACGGGGATTTTGCAAAGGCATTATCTTTGATTTGAATGTACAATTTGCCACGACGCAAAAACCGGGCGACCGTTCCCGTTTTCCCGTCGTGTCGTTGGTTCCCAATGAGAGTGCCGACAATGTTTTGAAAGTGCGTAAAGCATGGGAACCCGTTAAAGAATTGGAGGGCGGCAAATAATGGGACAAAAAATTGAAATAGAGATTAACGAAACAATTATTGTTAATCATACAGAGATAAGAGCCATTAAAAGGACGGGTTGGCAAGGTTGTGAAAGTTGTTATTTCCATAAATTCCCCGGTTCATGTAAACGGTTCCCGTGTAATGCACACGAACGAAAAGACAGTAATAACATTAAATTTGTTGAAAATGACAATAAGGGATAGTAATTTCATAACCATATTAGCCCCAATGATTACGAAACTTAAATTGAAAGGTAACGAATTGTTGGTTTTCGCTTTGATACATGGTTTTAGTCAAGACGGCGAAAGCCGTTTTAAGGGTTCGTTGCGGTATCTTATCGAATGGACGGGATTAGATAAAAGCACGGTTATTAAGTTACTCAAACAATTAGTTGATAAACAGTATATCAATAAGTTTGAGTATGAAAAAAATAAGGTGCGTTATTGTGAATATACGTCTAATTATTGGGTTGCTTTGGAGTGGTTGGAAAATCCAACCCCCGTGGTTGGAAAATCCGACACAATAAAGATAGATGATATTAATACCTCTTTTGATAATGATAATACCGGGGTAAAGAACCCCGGATTATTCCCGGATGAAGAAACAAGGGTTGAGGAACCAAAAGAGAAAAAAACGTTATTCCGCAATTCCGCCGTGTGCAAAATGGTTAAATTTGAAAACGGCGTTGGCGTGGATTATTCCGAGTTTGAAAGTAAGTTTGCAACCCCGGAATTTGAAAAGGTCGATTTGGTTTATTACTTTCATTCGGTTAGCGATTGGAGCGACCAAAAGAATATGAAGCGTACTAAAAACGGTTGGTTGGCGACCGTCCGCAATTTCATACGGGGGGACATCGAAAAGAAAAAGTTGCATTTGAAACCCGAATACAAAGCCCCAACGCAAAGATTGAACGTTGCCGGGGCTATTGAGTATTTGAAAGATGATTATTAACATGGAAGCATTACCCGAAAAGACAAACAGATTGCCACAAACGTTGCCCGAAAAACGACAATCCGCCGCCGTTTTGCTTTATAGCGGAACGGCAAAAGCAATTGACGTTCGCCGGGCGATGGTTGAGTTACCGGAGGTTGCCAAAGCATTAACCCCGGTTGAAAAGTATATTTTCGTGGCGTCCACAAAAAAACAGATTGCCGAGATTGACGACGAAACGTTGATTGCCAAAACCGGGCAAATGTTCCGGTTTATCGCAATGGACGTGGGGTTTATCATTCCCACGGAAAACCGGGACGATTGGACGTATATTTGTACCCGGTTGTTGGATTTGCTCAAACGCTATTATTCGCAATTAACATTATCCGAGGTTAAATTAGCGTTTGAATTGCTGATTACCGGGGAATTAGACGACTATTTGCCAAAGGATAGGGACGGCAACGCCGAACGGAAACATTACCAACAATTCAACGCCGATTATTTCGCAAAGGTATTGAACGCATATTGCCGGAAACAAAACCAAGTTATCGGCAAAGCATATACAGCGTTGCCGGAACCGAAAAAGGAGTTAAGCCCGGAGCAAATCCGGTATTATCGCAATCAATCGGTTATGACTTGTTTAATGTGTTTTATGCGCTATAAATATACCGGGCGTTTAGTGTTTGGATTAACCGACGAAATGTTTGTTTATAATTGGTTGTTGGGCGTTGGGTTAGCGGATGAAGTGAAAGAAACCGAGGACGACCGGAAAGAAGCGTATAACCGATTTTTGGCACGTGCCGCCCGTGGGTTCGTTAATGAATTTACCGTTTACCACGTTCGGAAACAAGGAACCCAAAGCCCGGAAATTGATTATACAGCCTTTGAGGTTGCCCGGCGCAAAGAAATTAAACGGACGTTTGACCGAATGATTAAGGACGAAATTTATATCTATCATTATTTAAGGTTTGAAAAATGAAAAAAAGAGTTTCAGCGACAAAGTTGTACCGACTTTGGGAAAGTATAAAAGCCCGTTGTTATAATCCTAAAAGAAAGGATTATAACAATTATGGAGGTCGTGGAATAACTATTTGCAAAGAATGGTTTTGTTTTGATGCCTTCAAAAATTGGGCTTTAGAAAATGGATATAACCCCGGTTTAGAAATTGACCGGATAGATAACGACGGGATATATAGCCCGGAAAATTGCCGTTTTGTTACTCATTCGGAAAATAATAGAAATAGGCGAATACGCCGAGATAACACAACCGGATATAAGGGAGTAACCCGGCATAAACAAACCGGGAAATATAATTATGAAATTCAAATCGACGGAATACGATACAGAAAGAGCGGTTTTATAACTGCAAAGCAAGCGTATGACGAACGATTGATTAAGATTGAACAAATAAAAAAGATGTTATGAAAATAAATTGCATTATAGGCATAGACCCCGGAAGCAATGGGGGTATTGTGGTTTGGCGACCCAACCACAACGCAACGGCAATTAAGATGCCTAAAGACATTAACGAGATACGGGATTTTCTCAACTATTACAAAGAGATTTGCACGCCGATTGTCTTTTTGGAAAAATTGAGCGTTCGCCCGGACGACGTAACAGTTGGCGATGCCGGGGCAAACATGGGTAAATTGTACCGCATACAAAAGATGTTGCAAAACTTTGAGCATTTGAAAGCCATTATAACCGTCGCCGAAATACCGTTTGTTTTGGTTAATGCGATGAAGTGGCAAAACGACCTTAAATTGCGTATTAAGGTAAAAGGGAAAAAGGAGGAAAAGGCAGACCGCAAACGACGGTTCCGGGATATTGCCGGGAAATTGTACCCGGAGATTACCCCGGCGTTGTGGAATGCGGACGCAACGTTAATTATGCACTTTGGACGGTTCATTTTGCAGAATAACCCCCGTTGGGTTTTGGAAAATTTGCCCCAACAAATGCACAACCGTTTATTTTAAGCCCGTAGGGACGTTTAATTATTCAAATGGTTACTTATATGGCAGACGAAACAAAAGCCCCGCAAATCGAAAATCCCGAAAAAATAACGGCAAAAGATTTGGCGGAAATGGTAAAACAGATGCGGCACAACCAACGACGTTGTCAACGGAACCCAACCCCGGAAAAATTGGCAACGTTGGAAAGTTGGGAACGCAAAGTTGATGCGGTCGTTGCTGTATTGACCGATACACAAATGAAATTGTTTTGATAATGGACAAAATGGATTATATCTATTTAGGCGACCGATTGACCCGCCCGGAATTGCGACGTATGCCGTGCCGGGCGGTTCGTCGTTCCGATGGTAAATGTATAAGAGGGCGTAACGGTAATATGTTAGTTGAGTTTGGCGGCGTGGGTAAATGCGTTGTTTTGGGGCGATTATTGCGGAAAATAAAAAAAATAGCCGAAAATAAAAGATAAAAGATTTGGTAATATAAAAACTATACGTATATTTGCGGCATGATAATAACACGACCGGGCGTTTTCCCGGTAACTATAAAAACAAAATAGTATGAGAGCGAAAACAAGTATTTACGATTTTAGTTTTATTCCAAGCGGTTACGGACATTATAAAGTAACTTATACGTCCCCCGTTACCGGGAACAATGGACGGCAACAACAAACGATATGCCGTTAATTGACGCAACAAAGAACGCCGACGAACCCAAACGCCGGGATTTAGAAACCCTTAAAAGAGTTTGCAAAAATGGATAAGGACGAATTGGGAGCCGTGCGGCACGCAATGACGGCAAAAGAGTTGGACGACCTATATAAGCGATTGGAAAACTTTATTGCTGATTGTACCCGGTTAGAGGTTGACGCCAACCGGGATGCACTTAATAAAGTGCAAACCATGATACACCAAAGAATGAGATTAACAAAATAGTAATAACCGCCGGGGGGAACCCCGGCATAAACAATTAGAGCGATGTATATTAAGAAATTGGAATTGTTGAATTTTCAAGTTATCAAAGAGTTCAACGCAGATTTTGAGGGTAATGTATATTTCATTACCGGGGACAACGAGTTAGGCAAATCAACCCTATTAAAAGCAATCGGCGCAATGTTGACCGGGAACCGGGACGCCGTGTTGAAAAATGGAGAGGACAAAGGGTTTGCGAAAATGGTAGTAGGTAACGACGGCGAAAATTACGAGGTCGAATTAAAGTTTACCAAAGCCAACCCACGGGGGACGTTATCCATTAAATCCCAAACAACCGGGATGCGTTCGGATAACGTTTCAATGCTGCAAAAGATTTTCGGCTACCAAGATTTTGACGCCGTGGAGTTTTCCCGTTGGAGTGAAACCGCCGAGGGACGCCGCAAACAAATTGAGGTTGTAAAGGCTTTGTTGCCGGAAAAGGTGCGCACCCGGATTGCAGAAATTGACGCCGAGGTTACGACCGTTAAGGACAAAAGAAAAGACGCCAACGCCGAGGTCAAGACGTACACAACCATTTGCGCCAACGCTGAAAAGCAATTGAAACCCGGCGACGTCAAAACGTATGCCGAGAAAAAGGATATTACGGCGTTGATGGAAGAGCAAAACGAAAATGCCCGGTTGATTGAGAAAGCGAAAACGGTACGCCAAGCCCGGCAACAAAGGATTGAACAATTGGAGGCAATCCCCGGACGAATTAAAGAGGCAGAAGAAACCCGAAAAAGTAATATTAAGGCAATCGACGACAAATTAGCCGCCGAGGAAAAAGAAGTTGCCCGGATAATTGCCGAAGCAAACGCCCGGTTGGAAAAAGCCAAAGAAGATGCGAAAGCCAACAAAAAAGCCATTGAAAACGATTATAAGGAAACGTTGCAAGTTATCGTAAATGACAAATCCGAGTTTGTGAAACGTAAAGCGAATGCCGACAAATGGTTAGAGGAATACGAAGCCAATAACCCGGAACAATTAGACACGGCGGAACAACTCAAAAAAGCCGAGGAACACAACCGTATCAATGCGTTGGTTGTGGATTACATGGCAAAAAAGAAACAAAAGGAAGCCGCCGAGAAAACCGCCCGCACGTTTGAGGACAAATTAGGCGCATTGGCAAAGGAAAGGGAAACACTTATTGCAACGTCCAAATTGCCGATTGCCGGGCTTTCGTTCACGGACGACGGGTTAGAATTAAACGGCGTGCCGTTCGTTGCCGGGAAAGTGTCAGATAGTCAAATTATGGAGGTTGCCGCCAAACTGATTATCGCAAGCAATCCGACGGTTAAGGTGTTCCGCATTGCGAGGGGCGAAAGTTTAGGCGAAAAGCGTTTGCAGGCGATTATAGACATTGCAAAGGCAAACGGTTTTCAAGGCTTTATAGAGGAAGTAAAGCGGGGACAAACCGATTTAGTAGTTGAGGAATACACAGAAAACGCATAATAACCGGGGGCGGGCTTTCCGTCCCCTTAAAATCTAAAACA